CCAGCACCACCAGTTTTTGCGGGAGTCGCAGGAATTATTGGTCTATGGATTGGCTTTACATTACTAACACGAGTTATATCCTAGGAGGAATAAAATGAATAAGAAACAACTAGAAGCACTACTAGCATCATATGGTCGCTCAGTGCTTGCATCAGGACTTGCCCTATATATGGCAGGAGTAACAGATCCAAAGGATCTATGGACAGCACTAGTTGCTGCAATCGCTCCAGTAGCCATTAGAGCACTCAACCCTAACGATAAGGCATTTGGTGTATTGCCAGATGCTAAGGCCGTAGATGAGGCTCTCAAGGCTGCTAAGGCACCTGTTAAGAAGGCTGCTAAGAAGGCACCTGCTAAGAAGACTGCTGCAAAGTAGTTATATTATGGAGGCCAGCCTAGAAATAGGCTGGTCTTCTTTTATGCTATTATGGATTAATATGTCAAATACAGCTCTAATAATGTGTACTTATATAAGGTTTGAAAACCTTAAGGTTACTTTAGCTTGCTTAAATAACCAAACAGACAAAGACTTTGATTTTTACATTGTTGATAATTCAAACCGAAATGAAAAACTTTTAGCCTATTTAGATAAGTATAAAGGCAATTTGAATATATCTGTTTATAATTACTTAAATGAGTTTAAACAGTTTGCTAGATTTTTATTGGCAAGAGATCTTGCTGAACAAGGATATGAAAAAATAATATTTATTGATGACGATGAAATAATTCCAAATACTTTTATACAAGAATGTCATAGACAATATGAAAGCGATTGCGTAAAATCTTTCTGGGCACATAGAGTTAATGCAAGATACAAAAGAAAGATTAAGATTGTTGGCAATGAATTAGGCAATTATGCTGGAACAGGTGGTCTTATCTGTGAATCTAAGCTATTCTTAAATGAAGACTTTTTTGATTGCCCTGAAGAATATTGGATCATTGATGATCTATGGTTATCTTATTATATATTAAAGTTTACAGACTATAAGATTAAAGAACTTAGAACAAATATTGAATTCATAAAAGATAGAAAAGCAACGTTTATGACTCTTGGAGATTTGAAACAAAGATTCTCAGAAGAGTTTATCCTTCCAGAATCTGAAGGTATTGATTCTTTAGAATAGATGGATCAAAGTTTTCAAACCCAATAGTTGCAGCTTTTTCTTTTTCTGCTTTTTTATCACTGTTAACATAGTTATCAATTCTTTTAGCAAGCTCTTTGGGATCAGCCTCATATACATCTAATTTAACTCTTGTCATAAGTGTGTTTATTTTTCTTGAAGGAATTAGCCAATCGTTTGGAAGAATTTCATTGTTTGGTGATATATCAGTCATAAAGACTGGCAGCCCACTCATGAGTGCTTCATTCATTGGCAAGCACAGACCAGCATATCTTCTTGGAAGAACCATGGCATCAAATCCTTCATACATTGATGATCTATGGTCAATATTATTTATATCAATAGTAAGTCTAGGATCTTTGCAATTAATTTTAAGTTCCGTCTGACTTCTAATGACCAACTCATAGTCAGCTGTTGAATGCTCAAGCATATCAATAACAGTTTGAGTACCATTCCTATCCTGGGAAGCTGCCTTACCACCAATATGAAGAATTCTTTTATGATCTTTCCCAAGATTATTGTTTCTTGCAGAAGCAAACTCAGATGAGTCAGTAGGTGGCGGTAGATGAATAACGACAGTATCATTGCCAAACTTACTAACAACCTCATCTATTTTCCAATAACTAGGGGCAATCATATAGCTTGGTAAAGGCATATCTGGTTTATTTAAATGATCAAGAAACTCATAGTTATATTGCATTAAAGTTTTAACATTGTATCTCTGTGAAAGGTGAATAAAATGTGGATGATAAAAAGTTTCGCATGTAAGTACAGAATTTAATCCACGCATAAACCCAGAAACTTCTTGCTTAGTTGGAAAGCCATCTGTCATTATTACGTTATAGCCATCATACCACTCAGGATATTGCTTGTTATTATTAAAATTTGCAGAATTAATCAAAAGAATTCTATCTGGATTCAACATTTTAACTAAATCTCGTGTTTGATTTCCCAATCCACTATTGTCACATCTTGCAATTATTCCAAATGTCACTCTTTATATCCCCAGGTATCGTCATCTGCTGTAAATTTTTGTGTACCTTCACGTCCATCTAAATGATAAGAGCGCTTTATGTTACCTTCTGGATGATATATCCAAAGCTTATGAATGCCCCAACCCTTTTCACTAAAAGTGTCATAGGGTAGACAATCATCTTGAACCTTTCCATGAAATCTATCTTCAATAAAAGTTTTTTCATGAGAAAAAGGTAAAATAATATCTCTGTAATATTTTACAGTACTTAAATGTGGTCTTTGACTCCATTGAGATGTTTTCATAAATCCATCTTCAATGCCAAACATTAAGTGATCATGTTCAAAAGGAATGGATGCTTCAAAGTGAAATCTAATTGTATTAGCCTTTTCATACTCAAGCATATCCAAACATTTTTGCCAATCAATCTCACAGTCTGGGGTAAGTGGTGCATCTCCTTCAACATAAAGTATTGCAGCAGTATTAACAATATCAATTGTTTTCTTCATCATTGTTGTTTGATGACTGTGTTCATCAAAAATTATTGGCAAAACATTTTTCCATTCATGCAAACACTTCCATAAAATTATATTTTTGTATTCATCGTAATCTGCTTTACGAGACAAACGCTCTTTACGCAAGCCATCAATTTGCAGTATAATTTCATTCTTAGGAAAATGAGCCCTGATTGTAGAGAGAGTTTCATCAATTACTTTTGTATCTGGGTGGCTTGGTAAAACAGAGGTAGCAACAATAATAGTTACATCATTTTTGTTCATATAAGTCTCTCATTACTTTAATAGAAAAATCTCTTTTATATTTAATCCACCAACATACCACTTGATGCATATTGTTTGGATAATTATTTATAAGATTGGGCAACATCTCTTTTAGTTTATTCCAATCATCAACTTTTTCAATTGGAACTCCTGCAGGGTAAACATAGTTAAAATAATCAATCATTTCACCTTTTGAATCAACAAGATCACCAACTGGTAAAGCCAACATTTCAATAGACTCAAAGAATCTAAATGTATCTATAACTTGAGCACCAGCAGGTGCTGGAGCAATCCTAGCTTTTGATAGAGTCTTATAGTAGTCTTTGGGCTGTTCTCCCTGTGCAAAGCCTGGTGTAGGCTTATAAAGGGCATTTGGAAGGGTTGGCATTACTTCTGCTAACTGCTGTCTACGCTGATGGGTTATCTGTCCACCAAAATAAACATCATATTCTTTAATAGGATAATCAGGCAGGTTGCTTTCCAAATGCTGCGGTACCCCAATAAAAAATTTATTATATCCTTCATGTTTTTTATGAGAGTACTGAACCCAAATAGAAATATTAGGATGCTCAATCTTGTCTACATTAAAACAAGCACTCTCATCGCCAGTGATAAATAGAACTACCCTATCAAGATTTTTTAATTGTTTTGATATTGTTTTTTCTTTACCAGCGTTACCCTGCCCAGGAATAACAACAAATCCACGATCTGATTTTGGTATTTCTTTTACAACTACTTGCTCAACATTATTTTTTTCAAACGTTTCTTTAAGTAAACCATAATCCCATTTTCCGTCTGCAGCATCAAGTGGATTAATAGAATATATATAAGCTTTTATCATTTGTTATTTTTTCTCAAAATACCAGTGTGCTTCATGATTTTTTGCTAGAAATTCTCCAACATATCCAAAAGATTCTAGATAAGATATAGTGTCTTCAGGTGATGTATTATAATCACGCAGACCTAAATCATCATGAATTGACACGAATATTTTTAAATTATTATTTCTTAACGTGCTTTCTGCACCCTTAAATACAAGAAGTTCTGCACCTTCTACATCAATATTTAAAACATCTGGAACAATGCCAACTTCAGAAACATAGTCATCTAATTTAATCATAGGTATGTTTGCAGAATTATCATGAATGTATACATACTTATTGCGATCAATGATTGGACCAAGATAGTTTTCTCCCCATGCATTAAGATCAGTACCCTTACGAGTATCAGTTGTACTGTTGCTAATCAATCCAGCATACATGCCTAGCGGATCTACTGAATAATTTTTATACCAAAGAGCATGAATGTTTGGCCAAAATTCTGGTGTTGGTTCAATAAGCACCATGTTTTCTGGTCCAACGATATCAGCATAAACTAAATTGCACCAGCCAGATTCTGTGCCAATATCAAAAAATATATCACCTTTCTTAAGGTGAGTTTTCATACTATAGATTCGTTCACTTTCCCAATAATCCCACACATCCCAACTTGCTAATGGCTCATTAAGTTTTAACATATAGTCATAGTTTTTTGTTTGTCCTTGACGTAAATATGGAACTGTTTTCCATTCAATTGCTGATCTTTCAATAAAATTCATAACCCTAACTCCTTCATGATAGTTGCCCAACGATGTACATATGTATGCTCTTTCTTTGTGCGATTATGTCCGTTTAATCTAATTCTTTCTCTTAATAAAGAATTGTCAAGGTAATAATCTATTTTGTTTTTTAGATCATCTAGATTTCCATGCTTATAAAATACTACTTCATCAGGCATAAAGTATTCATCTAGTCCTTTAATTTCTGGGTATATAGTAAAACCACCACGACCAGTGCTTTCAAATAGCCTATCACTAGTATAGTAAGGATAGTTAAAGTTAATGTTAAGGCTATCTCCTACAGCTACTTTGCTTTGTGCATAGATCTTATTTAATTCATCACCACGAACAGTTCCAGTATCACCATCTCCACCAACATGTAGAAATCTTTTTCCGTATGTCTTTCTTAAGAAATCAATAAGATCTGATCTATATTTATGCTCATGGTGATATCTTTTGCTACCAACAAAAATAACATCGTACTTAAAGTTTTGTGTATTATAATCTGTGTGGATATAGCATTCTTTATCATAAACACCAGCAGGAAGGAAGTGTCCTTTTACTTCAGTATTTTCGTTAAACCAGTCAGCCATTAGCTTATCTACTGTAAAGAAATGTCCAATTGTTTTATAAAAGTTATCTTGTTCAAGATCCTTTTGTCTTTCAAGACCAAACCATAGATCAAGGTGGTATGTCATTGTTGGTATACCAGCACTCTTTAGTCTGAGTAGAACATTATCCATTGTGATTTTGCCAACTGTTTCCCAGCCATGTGTGTGAACCCAGATAAATAGATCAGAGTCAAGTGCTTGATCAAGAATTACATGGCTTTTTGACTTTCTTTCTTGCAACTTTACAACTGTATGTCCAAGAGATTCCAAACTTTTAGCGTGATGATTCTCACTGCTATATGAAACTTCAAAGTTTCCAAGAAAAACAATTTTAGCCAACGCAACACCCCTTTTACTTTCATTACATTATAGCATCTCTCTGCGTCCCTGGTAGGATTTGAACCTACGACCTTTACCTTAGAAGGGTACTACTCTTCCGCTGAGTTACAGAGACTTGGTACACCAGGCAGGACTTGAACCTACGATCTTCAGTATATAAGACTGATGCCTTCACCAACTTGGCTACTGGTGCAGAGTGCGACAGGTAGGACTTGAACCTACGATTACCAAATTATGAGTTTGGGGCTTTAACCAACTAAGCTACTGTCGCTAGTACCCTTATTGCTTATCTTGCTTTACTCCAACGGTCATTACTAAATATGAAACTAAATACCCAGCAAAAAATGAACCGATTGTTAAAAGAATTAACTCAACCATTTGTTACTCCTTCCCTTTCATCTCTTCTCCAATGAACAAAAGACTTAACATAAACAATTCCGTATGCAATGGCTGCAACTATAAAACCATATTGCTTTGTAGTGACAGCATAAATAATCCATAAGCACTCATTAAGACAAAGTATTAACCATCCCCAAATAGTCTTACGACCTACTAAGAATATCCCAGTTACGCCAATTGCTGCAAGAATCCATGACCACATTTACTTAGAAGCTGGCATAACTTTTTCGCATGGACAAATAATTGATTCTGCCAAATCACCTTTTGCTTGAATAGTAATAATTGTCCCACACTCTTTATCTTCACACACATACTTACGCTTATTCATTGCCATTATGCACCCTTTCGTTTTGTCCTCTTGCAATTGCAGCACATACTTTAAAGGCTGCTCTTGTCCTACGGCTCTTAACAAACCCTAGCCTCTGCCACACTGGAACGGTAGCTTCAATATCAAGGGCTATCTGCTCTCTAATCTCTTTTACTGTTGTGATGATTAAGTCCATTACGTATGCTTTTTGTTCATCATCAAGATCTTTTGTCCACCCAGTGTTTTCCATGTATCTATCATATCAGAAACTCAGCGGTAATGCAACTATGGTATGATTATATTATGTATGAATGCGATCATAACCTAGTGCCAATAGTTTACGGATACATGTATGGTGATGTTATTGATAAGATAAACAATAATGAGATAATTTATGGTGGCATAAGAAAGCTATCAGGTGAGGCAGAGTGGTTTTGCACAAGATGTCTTGAAGATGTTTATCTTTAATTAAATTAGTCAACTACCAACAAACTTAATTTATCTGAAAACAATTTCCATATTTTTTTCATATATTCAGGACTTAGGCCATCTACAGGATGTGGAGCATCTGTATGTGTCATAGATGGAGTTAACTCAGGAACTCCAAGGGCATCCAAAATATCCTGCTGACTTATCACTATCTCAAATCCCACATCTTTTGAATACTTGTGTAATGCAGCCAAGAATTCTCTATTCTTATCTATTCTCTGCTCATGTGTGTAGTAAGGACTGATACCCTCATGCTTTAGTAGCATTTCAGTGAACTGAGGCAAGGGCTCTATAATTACAACTTTAGAGTTTGGAAAATTTTGTTTAATATCATATATAAAACTTTTTACTGTTTCATCTGCATTCTTATATTTAGATAAGAAAGTCCTAATGTCTACATACCCCATCCATAATGCTAACACACCAGCATCTTTAATGATTGAAAATGGTTGTGGTCCGTGATTTACAGTTCTTGCAATTTCAACACCAGATGATAGATCATCAGATTGCATCAGTGCCTGAGTACTAAACGCATGCATCTTAAGTCCAGCTTTAGACCAGGGAATAAAGACTGTACTGTGCTGTTCTGGATAATAATGCTCAATAGCTCTAGATAAGTGACAGTCACCAAGCATGTATATGTTTTTCATTAATACCCTCCTAGACATTCATTACGTGTATGATATAGTCTAACCTTTACCATAATTTTGCGGGATGGAGCATAAAGAACCTCATCACAAACACACCTATAAGACCATTCACCAGTAAAGAAGTCATACATAGATCCTTTAAAGTTCGCATACTTATTAGCTACAAATACCGTAAAAGGATCTGGTATATCGTAATGGTTATTCAAAGTCAATCTGACTCTCAAACCATTTACTCATATAATTATCTTCTCCCCTTGCAATTTTGGCAGCAGCAATACGCATACCTAAAGCATTAGTTACTCCAGGCTCAATGGGGATAGCCTCTATAGCTCTTGCAATCTCTTCTCTTGTTGTCATTTCATCCATACTCATTTTATTTCTCCACCTTTAATTCGTAATAAGTTCCCCACCAATAATAAGGTTTATACAATAGTGTTGACATGTATGCGTGGTACCTACAAGCAAGACCATAGTCATCATGATCCATATAGTGCAGGGACATGTTTAAATGGTAGGTGGCAGGTTTTTCACAAAGATTTCCTATCCATCTAAGTGGAAGAATCTTTGTCCTTTCTATCTTCTTTGCGTTGTTGAGGAACCCATTTGACTTTACCATCTTTATACTCTCTTTCATAACCTAAAGCTTTCCAGTCCATCTTCATAATGCTAGGTTCTTTTGGCATTGACACACCAAACATGTCCGTCACTCATTGTTTGATGAGTATCCCAAAAATAATCTGAGTCTTTAAATAGATTACAAACTTTACATTTCATAATTATAGTATACCCCAAGTAGCAGGGCAAGGTCAAGTTACTATGAAGATAAGCCCATCACTACATGCTTGCTACATACATCTGCAACAATGTACTCAGAGTCCTTCATGACTACATCAAAATATGCAGCAGCCTTATCGCAAAAAAAACATTTAGATTCTTTCATGTCTATATGATATCACATTGGTTTGACTAGAGCCAGAGATGCCTTGCCCCACAGCTCAGGAGTTTGGTCGTCTGGCAGATAGCCTCCTGCGCCTCCAAATAAAATAGGTGTGTCTGGGTAAGCCATTCGGATACTACGCATAGCCATTTCATAACCACCTACAGTATATCTTAATCCTGAAAGTGGGTCATCTGCTAGTGCATCAGCACCGCAAGCGATAAAGATTAAGTCTGGATTAAAGTCAAGGCAGAGATCAAGAAATGATTTAACCGCATCAGTTAATCCTTCATCATCAGTTCCAGAAGCAAGAGGAAAGTTGAAAGCCTTTTGCTCCAAATCTGAATTTAATCCTGTACCTGGAAATATTCCATATTGATGTACAGAAAATGTCAAAATATTTGGATTGGATTTTGTGAGCGCTTCAGTACCATCACCATGATGAGCATCACAATCAAAGACTGCAACTTTCTTGCCAAGCATTGTTGCCTTGGTAGCAGCGATAGCAAAATCACCGAACACGCAGAAACCGCTTGAGTGGTCTCTCATAGCATGGTGCTTAGCTCCTGGAAGGTGAATAGCTAACTTAGTCTTTGCCTCAAGTAGCGCATTAAGGGCAGTAAGGGTTCCACCTACAAACAACTTTGCAAGGTCTCCTAGATCATTGCGTTGGCCATACCATTCATTTGATAAACCTTTTACAGTTACATCGTGGATATAAATTGGATCATGGCATATCAATAGGTCATCACTGTGTGGAACCTCTGGAAGAATCTCTTCAATGTTTAAATTACGTTCTTGCCCGTTAAGTATTACCTGTTCACGCCCAAGAATAAACCTGCGCCCCTGCGTTGGATGATTAGGGTCAAAGACCCAGTTTGCATACTCTGGGGAATGAATAATAATTGCATCCTTCATAAATCCTCACTCTCCGTTTCCATACTAATATCCCACACTATAAAACATTTGACACATTGAATGCCTGGCTCACGCATATACCATTTATGTGAACATTCTTTCATATACTAAGCATAGCCTATTTTGGCGGGTAAGTCAATAAAAGACTACTCACCCTTAATAATATAATAAATAGCCTGAATAATCAATAAGCTAGATACGCCCAACATACCATATATCCAATATATAAATAGATCCATGATACTAAGCAGGATACTCTGCATCTATAAGGTTTTCCCAAGATACTGTATTATAGAATCCAGCATCAATTAAGCTTCCTGCTTGATCATAAGTTCCACCATCTATGTAAGTTGCCAATATAGGCATAGGTTTATCATCATAGACTGTTATGACAGGACGCTTATAGCGTGCAGATATTACATCTCTATCTAAATATACAGTAGCCCTAAGAGTTTTTTGACGGACTAACAACTCTGGCATTAAACTGCTCCAGAGATATCATCTACTACTGTTATTGTTCCTGTTAAAACTGTATACACAGTGTCTGGGCTTGCACTTAAGAATATTGGAGTTCCACCAGATTCTGGATTTCTCCAACTAGAGAGTGTAAACCCTGTTCTTGTAGGAACTGGTGCAGTATGTACAAGACCTGCGTCCCTAGTAGTTGTTGAGCCACCTGTGCCACCATTTGCATTCCATGTTACCCTATACTGCCCTGCTGGAACAGGAGTAGGAGTTGGTGTTGGAGT